TCATCTACAGGGATAAAATCACCTATATACCAAATTGGCCTATGACCAACAACCCAGACTCTTCCTTCTGGCATATTTTCTTCAATTGACCTTAATGAATATCTTAACTCATCATTGTCGCCACTACGACATATATATACATAGTCCATTTTAAAAATTATAGCATAGGGTATAATGGGTAATATGGCAAAAATATTAGTTGTAAGCGCTAACTTACCAGATTGGTCAAAAAATAGTGGGGGAAAAGAAAGAACTGCAACCTTGCTTGAGGCCTTAACTGATCATGAAGTTACGTTCTTGTCCTTTAATTGGAACAATGAACTAATTAATAAAAAGATAGGTAATAATATTGCTTATTTACAGCCACAGATAGGATCTGCTATGCATAGACGTAGAAAAAATCTTATTTCTAATTTTGCTAGTGATAATCATGATGCTGTTTTTGAAATATTAAATGATGATTTAAACATTTTTACTAAAGTTTTAGCAGATTTGTCAAAAGAGCATGACATTTTAATTGTTGACCATTATTCAGTATCACCTCTTGTTAAAAACATTAAAAATATTCCAATCATATATAACTCACATAATGCAGAACTAGAACTAGCCAAACAGGTTCATATCAATAATGCAGAACTTCTTGCTATAGTTGAAAACATGGAAACCCGCATTTTAAATCAGGCAAAAGAAATTACATATTGTTCAAAATTAGACTTTATAAAATTACAAAACTACTACGGTAAAGATATTTCTGGAACATACATCCCCAATGGTACAACAATCCAAAATAAGATTGATTACAAAAATAGACTTAATTCTAGAGATATTATTTTTGTAGGTAGTGGACATCCACCTAATAAGGTTGCAGCAAGAGCAGTAGTTAGTTTTGCTAAATCATTGCCAGAATTTAATTTTATTATTATTGGTGGATGTGGTAATGGAATTAAGGCTGGCAGCATTTCAAGCAATGTTCATATTACTGGTCATGTAGATGATGAGACCTTAGATAAATATTTTAGAACATCATTTGCATTTATAAACCCTATGTCTAGTGGATCTGGAACTCATTTAAAAATGATGAAGGCTCTTGGATATGGCATTCCAATAGTGACATCAACTATAGGGGCAAGGGGATTCTCTAGTCAAGAAGTGGAAGAGTCAATGCTTATTGCAGATAGCGAGGATGATTTTTATGCAAAAATTAAAATCCTTAAAAATGAAAGAACATATAAAGATTTATGTGATAATTCATATAAGCACTCACAAACCTATAACTGGGATAAAATTAAAAAAGACTATTCAGACTTTATTGATAACTGCATAGGTAAATATGTTAAAAATAAAATAGCAAAAGTTGAACTAAAAAAAGTAAAAGAAAAAATCTTAATATGCTCTATTGTTAGGAATGATGAAGATTTTTATGTTAATTACTACAATAGGCTTAGGGCAATGGTTGATTTTTTCCCAGAATATGAATTCTATTTGTCGTTATACGAAAATGATTCAACAGACTCAACCAAGAGTTTAATCTTTAAACAAGATTATTCTATGTTTGCTGGTGTATCTATTGTTTCAGAAAAAATTAATACACGGTTTTATGGTTCAACAAAAGATGAAGATAGAGTAAAGAATTTATCGGTAGCAAGAAATAAGGCCCTTACTGCTAACAACTTCTTAGAAAATGTTGACTATGTCTTGATAATAGATATTGACGTTGAATTTAAAATGCCTGCAGTGGAAAAAGTTTTAAATTTTAAAAAACTAGAGCCAGACTTTGATATTGTTGCTTCTGCCACTTTAAGAAAAAGATCCCTTTATGATCACTGGGCAACAAGAGAGCAGGCTGAGTATGATCGTGCAATTGGAGAAAATTTTGAAATATACAGGAAATTACCCTATAAAAAATACTACTCTGTCTCTAGTGGATTTTGCCTATATAAGGCCGAAGCCTTTAGGGCTGGGGTAAGGTGGGGGTATATTAATACAGTTACTGGCAATCCAGATTGCGAAATGGTAGTTGTTTGCCAAGAATTTAGCAAAATGGGATATAATAATATCTATATGATGCATCAAGCAGAAATGCAACATAATCATAAATAAGGAGAAGCATGCGTCTTAAAATAATTAAACTTGTTGTTAAACTACTGGGATACGAGTGGTCTGGAGACAACCTAAAATTACCAATTTGGTATGTAAAAGAAAAAAAGAAGTCTGAATAATGTACGAGTATAGAATTAAAAAAGTCACAAATGTTGTTGATGGAGACACGATAGACGTAGAAATAGATCTTGGGTTTAGTGTTTCATATGCACAAAGATTAAGACTTGCTGGTATTGATACCCCAGAATCCAGAACAACAGATAAAGCAGAAAAGGCTTTGGGGCTTGAGGCAAAAGAATACTTAAAGTCTAAAATTAAAGATGCTAAGAATATTGTTGTAAAAACAGAAAAGCCAGACAGTTCCGAAAAATATGGAAGAATCTTAGGATGGATATATGTTGATGGATCAAATAAATCTATCAATGAACAGATGATCGAAGATGGACATGCTTGGGGCTATATGGGTGAAACAAAAATCAAAGATTTTGAGGCCTTGGCAAAAGCAAGACAAAAATCTAAAAAATAAAACTTGCATAATTTCTTTACATGTTGTATAATTAAATACAAAATAGAAAGAGGTTCAAATGAAAAGTCCAATACCTGGAATTGCAATTTACAGCAATGTAATTAGCAAAGATTTAGATGTTATTAATAGGCTAAGTACCATTCTTGGCAATAGCCAAACCTATAAATGGTCTGAGTCAACTGTAGGATATTCTGAAAAGATGCCTGACTTTAGAGACTGCTTTGATTTCAAGTTTAGGAAATCAACGCTTGAAAAAGATACAGGGAAAGAATCTTTAGAATTACAAAAAATTTGGCAAGAAATTTATGATAGACAAAGTATTGCAGTTAATGAATATTGCACTACATTTTCTGTTGGAGAATTAAAATATTGGGAAGCATTTAACTTTCTTAAATATGAAAAAGGTCAGCACTTCCAGTATCACCACGACCACTCTGAAAACTATAATTGTACAATATCATTAGTTCAATATTTAAATGATGATTACGAAGGCGGAGAGTTAAGTTTTGGTGGATGGAATTATACATACAAGCCAGTTGCTGGAGATCTTGTGATATTTCCATCTAATTATATGTACACTCATAGGGCAATGCCAGTAACAAGCGGTACTAAATATGCACTTGCCACAATGCTAGATTATAGTGATAAGTATCACTCTCCAGAAATACATCAAAATAAACAATACTAATATCAAATATGATATAATTAATATGTATCTGCCAAATGGGGGTACATTAACTTATTCGCTTGAAGGAGGAATAAAATGGTAACACAATTCGCAATGGATCTATTCAATGATCCTTTTTTTATTGGCTTTAACAGAGAGTTAGGCCGTTTAAATACAGCACATAAGACAAACTCACAATCATATCCACCATATGATCTTCTTAAGTTAGACGAAGATACATATAGGCTATCTATTGCAATCGCAGGATTCTCAAAAGAAAACATTGATGTATCAGTAGATAATGGAACACTCATCATTAAGGGTGAAATTATTGAGGTAACCGATGCTGAAGTTGTTCATAAGGGCATTGCAGGTCGCAAATTTACACGATCATTTGCTCTCGGTGAATACATGGAAGTTACTGGTGCTGATCTAAAGGATGGTATGCTAAATATTAGTATTGACCGCATAGTTCCTGAAGAAAAAAAGCCAAAAACAATTAAAATAAAATAAATCTAAGACACCTGAGCATGTGTATAAAAGGCTCACCTTCTGATATAATTAATATTCGGATATGGAGAACATAATGAATTATCAAATCATGGCCCCTGGGTTAGTGTATTATAAGAATGCAATTACAAATCCAGAGGCAACAATTAAAACTATTGAACTAATACAGAATCGTCTTCAATCTGGCATTGAATCAAAAGCAGAGGCCTGGGAAGAGTGGAATGGTGCGGATCCAACTCTTGAAAGGTTTTGTTTAAAGTCTTGGATAACAAACCCAAGAGATATGGAAAAGAATGACCCCTTGTATGAAGAGGTGTCGGTAATATATAAAAATGTTTCCGAGGGTATTGATAAAGTTTTTGATCATTATGCAAATACTGTATATCCGTCTGCTGGAAAAACTGTAAAATCAACAGAAGGAAGACTCAGCATATTAAAATATTCTAACTCTGGTTATTTGCCTCCTCACCAGGATCAAGGGGTTAGTAGTAGATTAATCTCTACTGTTGGATATTTAAATGATAATTATGAAGGTGGAGAAATTTATTTTCCGTACCTTGATATAAAAATTAAACCAGAAGCAGGAAGTGTAGTATTTTTCCCATCAAACTATATATATGTTCACGAAGTTATGCCAATTTCTAATGGAATTAGATATGCTATTCCACAGTGGTATCATTCATTGACTACCCAAAGAGACTCGACTGGAGAAGAATAATGGCAATTTATGAATATGACTGTATGCCTTGTGCTAAAAGATTTATAAAAGAAAGATCAATAAGTGATGAAGATCCAGGATATGTCTGTGATTCTTGTAATAAAAAATTAATCAGAGTTTATTCACAAATTGGGACAATTTTTAATGGTTCTGGGTTTTATAGCACAGACAACAGAAAAAAATGAAAAGCATTCCAAAAGATCAAAAATGTCAAGCATTTGATCCAATGTTGATTTTTCCAGAAAAAACATATAAAATAATTAAAAATCCTATGAATGCAAATACATCATGTTTTGCACCAGCAAGTGTTTTTATGGACGGAATTCATGGAACTAGATATTTATGTGACTATCACTATCAGTTTGAAAAAGACATAACAATGAACAGAACCCCAGACTTATGGCCAGTTATTGCTAATAAGGTTATCGATGAAAGAGATCAAATTAAAGAAACCTTTGATAAAAACACTAAAACAAATGAAACATCTGATAGTTATTGTTGGTGCAAAAAACAAGCATTTGTAAAAATAATTAGTAAAGAAGAGATTGGCGGTGTTTCATTTTTTTGTAATTTTCATTTTAGAAAATTCTACTATAGAAACTATAGCAATTATGTAATTTTTGAAGATATATATCAAATAATAGATGAAAGATATAAAATGACTATTTCTGTCGTTGAAGAAGCAGAGCAATCAGACTTGGTAATATAGTATTGACAATCTACGAAAATCAAGGTATAATTAATATATGATTACACAAGAAAAATCTCGTACACTAACTGCTCTTGACCGTTGCGATAGATGCTCAGCAAGAGCCTACGTCTTGGTAGAGGGTGGCGTAGGAGAACTATTGTTTTGTTCGCACCATTATAATAAAATTGTAGACAATGCTGTTGGATATGACAACTTAATGAAATTTATGAAAAGCATAGTTGACAATCGTGACATTCTAGAAAAACCATAGGGAGAAAAATGGAAAGCAAAAAAAGAAGTATGTATAAATCAATTACTTGGCCAGTAGTACACATCCTATTTGTTGGAACCTTGGTGTATTTTTTTGAAAAAATTATAACTGGAGAAGCCCACTGGGAGTATGCTGGAGCATTTGCAATTGTGTACACTGCATGCGAAATGGTGGGATACTTTTTACATGAAAGAGTTTGGAATAAACTTGGCAAAAATATTAAATAATAAAACAAAAGAGTCAACTCCGTGAGCAAAGATGACAATATAGATCGGATGGTTGACGATTTAATTTTGGCGGGTGCCATTGAGGTTGACGGAATAGATCCAACGACTGGTGAATTCTTGTATAAGGTGACAGATAAGATGGAATTAGTAAATAAGGACTTATATGACGCACATCTAGGTGCAATATATGCAGACACAATGTATTTTTGGGAACGTGGCTTTCTAGAAATAGACGACATTACAAGCAAAAATCCAATAATTGCTTTATCTTCCAAATGTTTTGACTTAAAAGCCATTAGCGATTTGCCTTATGACAGGATACCCATCTTAATGAGCATCATAAAGGCTATGGATCCTAATTAAGGGATATAATAGCATGCATAAATTTATCGAAAACATTTTTTCAAAAATAGAAATTGATTATTTAAAGGATATCATTAAAGAAAAAGAAAGCCTAAAACTTTATACTCTTCGTCCAGACACTGGAAGAATTACCATGCCATTGCCACATTTAAAGTCAGAAATAATTGACAAAGTGGAAGAAATTATTAAAAATAGTTATGGTAAAAATTATAAAGTTAAAGATGTTGGATTTAATAGATACAAATTAGAGTATGGCAATCCAAAGTTAAAACCACACGTCGACGACGGAAACTGTGAAATTGTATTTGATTATCAATTTGAGACAAATAAAAAATGGGATGTTGTTGTTAACGGAAACTCTATTGGCTTAAATGATAATGATGCTGTTATTTTTGAAGGAGAAAAAGACGCTCACTGGAGAAAGCCAACGAGGTTTAGCCCAAACGAGTATGTTTCTATGATTAATTTTAACGCTGTTAGTAGCAACCACTGGAGCAATTTTACAGAAGTGGACCCCATTGGGCCAACAGAAAGAGACTCTATCCAAAAAAATGTCTTTAAAGAATGGAAAAATGAGTATCTTTCTGATTTTTATAAACCTCAACTTTAAATGAGTGATATACTGTAATCATGACAAACCTTAAAGAAGGCGATTTTGTTATGGGCTCAACATCTGAAGGAGTTGTTCATGGTGTAATAGAGCACATTATGAATGAAGGTGGGACATACGGAACTCCTGGAACAGAATACGCAATTGAATCTATGCCCCCAGAAAATCCAGCAATGGCTGTTAGAATTTATAAAGAAGAGAACGGTACGTGGAAACCAACAGCGTATAGCATTGGAATGATGTATAAAGATGCTGAAAAAGCAGATATAAATAATCACTCAATGAGTAGCAACTCAGAAAATTCAATGATGCCAACAGATACATATCAAGATAAATCCTATGACGGTTGTGGATGCGAAACATGCAAGGAACTAAATGTAAACTGTGAAAATTGTCCAGTTTGTCAAGCAAATGAAATGAAAAGTGATTGTTGTCCAGATTTAAATAAGCAAGCGCCATGTTGGGATGGATATGTACAACGTGGAATGAAGCCAGGGACAAATGGAAAAATGGTTCCTAACTGTGTTCCTGCTGCAAAAGCAGATGATCTTTGGGAAGATGATGACACTGTTGTATATGAAACAGATGATATTTCAAAAGCAGAAGGATATTCTCCTCCAGCAGGTGCAAGAGCAGCAGCACGTAAAGCAATTAAATTTAAAGAACAGGGTAAGGCAAAGGGTGCTGGCACATCAGTAGGTTGGACTCGTGCAGGACAACTAGCAAGAGGAGAAACAATCTCTCTCAGTACTGTTAAAAGAATGTATTCTTATTTTTCTCGTCATGAAGTAGATAAAAAAGGTAAAGATTGGGCCAATCAAGCCAACCCATCTAATGGCTATATTATGTGGCTAGCATGGGGTGGAGACGCAGGATTTTCTTGGTCACGAAAAATTGTTAATGCAGAAAAAGACAAAGCATTGTTTGCAGATTTTGGTAAAAAATATAATAAATCACATCGACTAAACGATATATTTAGATAGGTTTTTATGGATAACATATATCAATATGCCGCTTTGGCCTTGACAATATGGCTATTAGCCTCTATAATATATATAGGTAAAAAAACAATAATGTTGTTTCGTGAAAAAAATGCAAAGCCTTCTCAGTTTAAGTTTAGGCAAAGTACAATTCATGAATTAATACAAAATTTTTTACCGACCAACACAGACTTTATTAAGTCTCTGATTGCTAAAAAGAAAGGTACGCATCCTTCTCAGCAGTCTAGACAAAAATATAGTCAAGACAAAATAAAAGTTATTGTAGTTGGAGATATTGCATATTGGGTTCAAGACAATATATTTTATCAAACAGTAGTTTCAGAAGATGGGAATATAGAACAGGATCTTGCTGTTCCCGTTGACACTACGCAGATGCAAGAAGAAGAAATTGATAGGCTAATGCTTATCTTAGACGATTTAAGGAGTGCAGAAAAAAATGATGGTAGTAGTTCAAGCGACTAATGAGTTTGATGACTATTCCGTTTTTTTGCGTGCAATAGGAGTTATGCTTTCTTCTATGCCTGAAGATGATAACGAATTTGTTGTTTATTCTGTTGGATCTAAAGAAAGCAAAATTCATAATTTTGCTATGGAATTCTGCAATTTGTCAGAAAAAGGAATGAAGGGTCGTGGTAAAAAAATTAAAACATATAAGGCTGTAGACGATTGGATAAAAGAGTTTATGCCTAATATGAATTATTTTGCATTTTTTAGTAAGCCAAAACAACAGTTATCTTCACTGGCAAAGGCTGCACAAAGTGCAAATGTTGAACTTGGAATATTTCAATACTAAGGAGAATTATGTTAGTTAATAAATTAGAGCACGCAGAAAAAATTGTTAAAAATTTTAAAGATCTTAGATGGGTTGGTTGGGACCTTGTGTCTAGAAAAGAATCTCCAAGTGGGTATTCAAATAAATATGGTTCTTTTATTAACGGTAAGTGGGGAATAGACAAGGTTTATAAACTCACGAATAAAGGCTGGCACCTTCCTAACGAATACGGAGATAAAAATGGAAAATAATGTTGATTATACGCCATACAAAAACTTTTTTGATATTATTGGAAAAGATAAAAAAAACATAGTAATTATTGAAAATTTTATAGATTCTGAAGATTTAAAATTAATGAATATATTTTTAAATAAATATAAAGATGATGATGAATTTATGGGTGGAAAAGATCTTAGAGACAAAGTTATTAGAGAAACAGATCCAGATGTGGCAAATCTACTTAATAAGTATGAGCATAAAACATTTCAGGTAA